ACAACTCACTTGCTAGAGAACCCATAGGGGGGATTTCCGTCTCCCCCAGACGCAGGGCGTGAGTGCCCTGAAACTAACGCAACTCGTGGGTGCCCATCACGAAGTCGCTCTCCCTGTCCTTACACTTCAATCCGTAATCAACTTGAAGAACTTTGTCTAATGATTCGTGATTGAAGTAGTCACCCGTTTTCCCGTGTGCCCAGCTCCCCGTGATGAAATTGAATTCGCTGTCCGACAACTTGTAACGCCGCAGCATTTCTTGGTCGGTCACCTCATAAGTTTCTTTGGAGGAGTTCGTGGTGTATCGTAGGAGGTTCGTCACTGTTCTTTCCGTGTGTTTACTAACAGTGGGCCTCCCAGTAGCGTCCTTGAGCGCCTCTATCAAAGGAGAGGATACTCGAGGGTACATACCGCGAAGTAGGGCGTATTGGTACATACGCGATCGGTGAGGGATGGTGCCCCGTCCGGGGAAGTCACCTCGGCTCTCTCCGCTGCCTCGAGCGAAGGGACCTAGGTTGAACAAGGCACGTAGTGTGCCGAGAGTGTCGTAGATTGGCGTGTGCTTAAGAAACTGGAAGTCTGAATAGTCCTCAACAGCCTCCAAGGTGATCAACCAACCAGCAGCTCTCGCGGCGGCGTGTATCTCGGCTTCAGTGCGCGCTCCTCTTACCACTATGGATTTATATATGCTCAAAAAGGCAAAGCTATTGATTGCCGTCGTGAGTCCTGATCCCGAGAGTAAGCGCGCTACTTTTGCTTTGATCTTCACCTTCATGGTAGCGTCAGTCGTGTCGCTGATCTTGATAGGAAGGAGAAGTTGATGGATTAATTTAAGCACATCGTGCTTAAGGTTGGCGGGTGCGGCCCTATAGAAGGCCGCAAAGCTGGAATAGTGTGATGAGTCACAAGACTTGATATCACCATTCCACCGCTTGTATGTCCCGTCTTCTTGTTGGATAACCATACAAGCGTCATCGGAGAATATTGATATGTATCTTTCTCCGACAGGGTTAATAAGCTTGCTGAAGCACTGCACAAGTTGAGTGACGTCAGCTGATTTGACTATGTTATATGTGTTGAGTTCATCAATTTGTGAACACAAGGATTGCGCCCTCTTAAGGAGGGCCATGCTTATCATTGCTCTAAGACTGAGTGAAACGCCCAAGTCGCCTATAGCTCTGGGGTATTTCAGTATTTTGGCTATCTCGTCTGTTTTCATCTTATATCTAACGAACAAGATCTCGGTCCATGTTTTCCACGCCGATACCGTGAAGGCCTGCATAGCCATCCAGGCGGCGCGTCTCAGAGCGCGCTTGACATGTGGGTCGTCGTGATGCAACAGACCCTCTAGGTACGAACCATTGAAGTCTGCCGTGTGTGCGGCCCACTCTCGTGAAAGTGAATCCAGCCAGTCTAGATTATCTGTATAGAATTTGTACTGTAAAGCCCTCAGCGCCATATGCTCCTTAGTGCCAGGTAGACGTTTCTGAAGAATCCGAAGAACGCACTTCGAAAGATTCTTCCTAGTCTTGGCATAAATGACGCCGTTGTTTGATACAGATGGGCCAGCCGAAGTACGATGTCCGTTATCCTTCTCTGGAACCTTGCTATTAAAAATGATCTGACCGGTTGAAGTAACGTGTTGCTTTCCCGACAGCACATCAAAATCACCAGCGTCCTCGAAGGGTTTCTCCACATTGCATTGATCATGGGAGACAAGAAAGGGGTCACGTCGCTCAATCCCTCCCGGACGCGACCCCTTAGCCGAAAATGCGGTCGCCCCCTGCGCAACTTACCCCTCATGATGGTGTCGTGGAGGTTACGGATGATGGCCCAGTTGTACAACCAGTAGAGGGTATTCTCGAACAGCATGTTCTGCGCTATGAGACCCTCAAATCTGGTTCCGTGTAACTCTCGTGAGAAGTGAACGCGTAAACGTGGTAACGTGTCTACGTTGATCAGACCGTCTCGGAGGAACGCTTCGCACCCAAGGTAAGAAATCTTAGTCCTGAAGTACTTGGCGGCAAGAACGTCGACGCGCCGTGGCTCGCAATGAGTGTATCCCGCATCCTTAATACTGGAACTGACTTTGTCCGCGACCCTATGCGTCCAGAAGAATGTTTGTTCTCTGAACGCCATCTGTATACGCGTGGTCAGCTCCGGCATGCCGTCGGCCTGCGGGTTGGCGCCATCTGTGTGCTCGATCGTCTCCTTCGAGAACACCTTACTCACACACAACAAAAGAGCACTCATCCTCTCGGAGTAAGTGAGGTCAGGGTCTGCCTGCATGAATATCAATCGTTCTTGAATATCTGAGGTGTACTCCCTTTCCCAAGGTTCTAACTCTTCGTTTGTGTCTCCAGGTGTCTCCTGCTCCTCCTCGTCTTGGTCCTCTTTCTGGGTTTCCTCGTCCGGCTTGACCTGGGGTGGGTCTGTCTTAACTACAGGTGGTGGTTCGGGTGCGGCTGGTGGCGTGGGTTCACTGTGCTTGTGATCTAACTCGGAAGAACTATCCATGTCGCCCTCTTCAGACTTCGACGTCTCAGGTGCGGTAGGCTCCTGGTTTGTGAATGTTTCGGTCTGTTGCGGGTGTTGCTGACACTCCTTTTCTTCCTCCTCGCCTTCCGCCTCAAGCTGTGCTTGGGCATCCTGCTCCCCTTGTTCTCGCTCGGCCTCGTTGCGCAAGGCCAGCTCTACCGCTGTTGTTTTCCCCCCCCCTCCCGACACGACGTGGTAATGATTCTTCTGGTTGCACGTACCAAGTTCAGCCTGACACTTGTAGTACATCTTCTTCTTACCTATCCGCGCTGCTGCGCCGGACTTGCCTTCCTCCTTTTCGCCACCTCCTGGCGCTCCACTCCCCCCTGTTTTGGTGTGGAAGTGGAACCTCTTGGTGAGGCAGGCGGGTACTGAAGGACAGGCCACGTACGTGTGTGGGTTTCCAGGTGGTGCGCCAGGGCCGGGGCGGTCAGCCTCCCCGATACGTTTCCCTCCATGCTGGTGAGTAGGCCGATGCTTGGTAGCATGCTTTTGCCTTCTCGTCTTGCCTTTCTCTCTAATTCTTCTATTGATATCCCGCTTGTCTTTCAAGCGTGGTGAGAGCGTAGGTAGGGAGGACCCAATGAAAGATGCTTTCTTTCTGGCCGGTCCTCTCCGTGATGAGCGTACGATACAGTGTCTGCGCTCTTTGCGTCGTCTTTTGAATACTCTTCGCTTACGATAAACGTCAACCCATTCGTCTCCATCTATATTCATAAATGTGGAGACGGCACTAAAGTGCACGGTTGGATCGTAAGGAATATTCAAAATGTGTATTTTGTTGTTGTACAACAAAATGGGTAGTTTGAGGTTGGTGGTTGTCATCTTGGCTTTCTTGACTTCTCGGTGTCGCCCGACTGCGGTTGTGTAACCAGGCTTACCTCTCCCCAAGGGGAAAGGCGTTGAACTCATTCTCGTGGTTGTGGAGCACAGAATTGTGTGACTAAGAATTGCTGTTGAGGCTGGGTTAATGCTATACTGTTTGCCGGTGCGTGGCTTGGTGACCATGTTTTCATCGGGTCTTATTAGTTCCAAATTTCCGTGCGGGACAACAAACAACATATTAGCTTCCCTTCTATAATTGTCTACACTACTAACTCGTAAATTTAAGGTTAAAGTTCGGATTTGTGACGGTGAGGTCTGCTTTGCGAGCAGCCCGGGCTCTGTTTCCAGAGCCCAGTTTTGTGTCGTTGACTCGTGACTCAGTCTTAATTAAATAAATTAGTTAATGATGTTCTTTACTACTTATGTCTCTATTTCTGGTCGTATTATTATTGTCTATTTTAGTTAATTAATTAACAGACAGGCACTTTCTTAGTTTTGGGCGTGCGACGACGCAGTACTCGTAACTGATAGATGGCTTTCGCACTCATAGAGCTGGCTCATCTTGTTTCAGAGAAGAGTAGGTGCGAGGTTTTAGGCTTAATACGTTTGAAAGGCGACTCCTGCCTTGTACTTAACTGTGCGCGGCAGCGCATAGCAGTTGGTTGCCTTTGCTCACATGAAGGTTCGGCGGTCCTTCATGAAATGCTCCATAACTCCGAAGAGTCATAAAGCTTTTGCTGATGTTGGTTTGGCAACGACGACCATGTCGTTACCAACCTCCAGCTGCTTGACTAACGCGGTTAGGCGTCGCAGCTCTTTCTCGTATTCTACGATCTGGCCCTCTCTATCTGGGTTGAGTGGGCTGGGAGAGGATGGAGTGGTTTCCATCTTCCCGTCCTGTTGTGGTGGAGAGTACTTCACCGCCGACTTGCGTTTAACCTTGAGACTGGCCGCTGCTGCGGGAGCCAAGGTCTCAAGGAACTGCATAGCGACAGTGGAACCTCTCTTGATGAGTGCCTTTCCTTCCAGTTTGGTGAAGTCAATCAATGGCCGTACAACATCGTCCTTGAGTAAATCGATTACCCAGTCCGAGTTGGTCTCAGCTATGTTGTCGTCTCCGTCAAACTGTTGTGTTGAATTGCTCTCCGTCCACTTCTCCAGGTTGCCGTTGACCAGGGCGTGTGCCACTACAGTGACATCGCTTTCTCCTGATCCTTGTTCCTTAGATTCTCCCGTATCCTGCGCGAACTTGAAGCCGTAACGGCCGTCCTTCTTGATCGTAATGCCTAGAGAGGACATGTCGCCCAACCCCAACTGGTCGATCACTGGCACCTGTGAACCTGGCGCGTACGTGTCTGTGTAGGGGTTGATGGCGACCATCCCTCCGGTATTATCCACCTCAATAGAGTTGCGAATCTCCCACTGTGTCTTCATGCCGGTCTGTAGCAATCCAACACCAGATGGTGCAATATTGGGTGTTCGAAAGATGAACGTGTAGTGGGCCCAAAGCTCTCCAATGGGAACTCCCGTTTGCTCGGGATTTTGGAGATACGTGGGATTGACGAGAACGTTGAGTGTGCCACAATCGTACAATGAGGGATCACCGATGATAGTTGTCTGATCGGAACGGATGAACAACTTTTGAGTTGGTGAGCGTCTCATCATGCTCTGTGGAACGTTGAGAATGCACTTGCGGTCCCAGAGTACGGCGTCTACCATGCCATACATCTGACTGAATCCTTCCACGTCGTCGACCTGAGCGTCCTTGACATCAGTGTCGAAATACATGTAGATCCTACCTGCGATCTCTGTCGTCGTTCCTGTCTTGTACTCTGCTTGAAACTTAGTACAGGAGAATGTGTCGTAAAGGGCAGCCATGCGGCTGACCCACTTGAAGAAGCTAAGTCCTGGGTTCAAGGCCCAACGGAACTTCTGCGGTCCCTCTCCCTCAACGGTCTCAAAGGTCTCGAGCAACACCTTGTGTGTAACCTCGATGTCTCCTGAGCCGAGTGAGCGGAAAGAAGGTGCTGATGATCCTCCACGGCTTCCGTACGCAACTGGCGCGTCGAAGTACTCGGATGGAGCTCCGTCACCACGTCGGCGACGTGGCTTTCCTTTCTTCTTAACTTGTTTGTTGGGTTTGTTTTGGCGCTTTCCCTTGCGCTGCTTAGTTGGTTTCTTAGGCACCAATAATTAAAGGGAACTGCTTGGTGACGCAGTGCCCCGCACCGGACTCGCGTCCGATTCGCCTGGGACGTGGCTTTTCCTCCGTTCCTTCATCTCATCCATGCTCCGCACCGGCGTTGTGCAAAGTTAGCGATAAGATTAGGTACTAATAAGAGGTTCCCCGTCGTGGAGTGAGTAGTCGAAGTTCACTCCAGAGCGCTTCTGGTCTAACGATCCACAGCGCAGCGCGTTATTTCTCAAGGCGGCCCTTCTGCCGAAACGTTACCTTGTGCGAGTTCTCTTGCTCGCGGGGAGTGCACACTCCCCTGGGTGTAAAACCGTAAAACGGA